GATGATCCAAGAAGATATGAATACGTCAACTGCACATCATCTTATTATGGTGACAATGATTATGATTCTTTAGAAACAAAAGCAAGAAGTGAAATGGTGAGTTCATCAAATGATCATCAAATCACTTTTAATTTATCTCTAAACAACAATGTCTTTATTCCTTTATCAAATATGTTTCTAGGTTATTTCATAGAATTTTATGCTCCTAAAAAGAGCTATTCAACGCTCCTTACTCAAATTAAATATAAGAATAATTTTGATGAATGTTATCTAACTTTAGGAGAGCATAGAAGTTCTTTAACAGATAAAATCAAACTTCTTTCAAAAGGAGGAGGCGGTGGTGGAAACAACGTAACCGCTGTAGTTACTGATGTAGATGGAGGTACATATTAATGGGTGTAACAAAATTAACTTTCGATGGCGCATTGAACTCTGCAAAGAACGATGCGCTTTTTCAATACTTTGTATTGAATAAACAAAATGGTGTGTTTAAAGCATTAGGAGGCGAAGTTGCTCCTAGAGTTTCAAACAGTCAGATTATCTTTAGCGATGGATTTGTTTCTGCTTATGGAAGAAGAGTTTATGTTCAAAACAACACTTCTGTGACAGTAACTTTAGATTCGACTAAATATGGCCTTATTGTTTTAAGAATTAATACTTCAGCTAATACTGCTGTGATTACTAATCTTGAAGGAAGTTCAAGTTCATATCCAACACCAACTCAGGATGACCTAGCTAGTGACGATGGTATCTATGATGTTGTCTTGTGCGAATACTATAAAACTGCTTCAAGTTTAACAATTGGAACTACAAAGGTTTCTTATATCAAATTGAATGGAACCTTAATTAATGAAACCAAGACTGAACTAGAAACAGAGATAAACGCTATTCAAAACGGAATGAAATCTAAATGGTTTACTCCAAGTACAACTTCAGGTTCTAGATTCACATTTAATCTAACAAGTTCTTATGGTAGTAAAAGCGGAATCATTAGTTTTGAGTTATGCAATAACTGTTTTACAGTTAGCACAGATTTAATTAAGCAGACTTCAGGTAAAACATTTATTTATAGCTATTTAAATAATACTTATCAAGTTAACGTTCATGCTTCAGGTAACTATGTATACATAACGACTGGTGCTTCAAGCCATAAAGTTAAAGGCATTTATTTACATTATTAGGAGGAATAAATAATGGCAACTATACAAATTAAAAGAAGAACAACTACAGGAACTGGTCCTCTTGTAGGTTCTGGAACTATTAAAGCTGGCGAACCATTAATCGACTTGAATGGTGGAAATCTCTATATTGCTAAGGCAGATAAAACGAATTCGATTACAACTAGTGACTATATTGAATTCATGAGTGCTCCAAATGCAAAGTCATATACTGATACAAAAGTTAGTGCATCAATTTCTGCTTTAGGATTAAAAAGTGCATCAAAATATCAAGCAGGAACTGGAGCAGGCTGTGTTCCAGTTATTGATAGTGATGGAAAGCTTAAAGGATCAATTATTCCAAAAATAGCAATTACAGATACTTTCGTAGTTGCTAGTCAATCAGCCATGTTAGCTTTAACTAGTGCTCAGATTGGTGACATTGCTGTTAGAACAGATGTTAATAAGAGCTTTATTCTTAAAGAAGAAGGCGCTTCAACTTTATCTCACTGGCAAGAATTATTAACACCATTAGATAATGTTCAATCTGTCAATGGAAAAACAGGTGCAGTTACTATTACTTTAAGTGAACTTGGCGGTGTTTCAACATCAAGTTTTAATTCACATACATCAAGCAATGTTCACTTGACTGATGCTCAAAAAACGAAACTTCAAAATATGTATAACACTGATATGAAGTATGGTGCATCAAACAGTGCGGTTGCTTCATCAAGTAGTGCTAGTGCATTAGCAAGTGAATGTATTAGTGGTGGCTTAAAAATATTTCAATCCGTTAACTCTAGTTACAATCCAAATATTAAATCAGTTTATTTAGGAATTGATAAATCTAAAGTTTTAACTCCAAGTTCAAATATTGATGGAGGTACATTCTAGTGGCTAATACTATTCAAATTAAAAGAGGCACTAGAACACCAACAACATCAAACCTTACCAAGATTGGTGAAATGGCTGTCGATTATAGTGCAGGCAAAGTTTATATAAGAACCTCAAGTTCTGTTATTTGTATAAATACATCATCCTCATCTGGTGGTGGCGGAACTACTAGTAGGTAATTATGGCTATTGTTGCAGATCTTAACTCATCTTATGGAGTTGTTGCTTCATACCATAGAGTTACATGCGTATCCATAAACGCGTTAATTAAAGAAGTAACAATATGTGTTTCTTCATATGTTTCAAAGGAAAAGCGAGATGAGGGCTTTGATCCTATTGATTCAGTAGATATAACCGTTCCTACAGACGATTATGATTTATTTCTTGATGGAAATATTTATAGCGCCTCATACAACTGGTTAAAAGAAAACGTAGAAGGTTTCGAGGATGCTACAGATGATTGAGGAAATAAAATACACTAGAAAAAAGGTCATCAAATCATTAATTGATGTTAGGAAGATTCATAGAGAAGTATCAGCACTTTTAGAAGATAAAACAATTATGTTTATGTATCTAGGTGGTTCGCTTGCATTTGATATGTTTAATCGCGAATGTTCCGATATTGATATTAATGTCTTTGTTGATGGATTTAATTCTTTTATTCATACGCCATGCGGTGATTATGATCTCTTTATTTATGGAAAAGAGTATGTAATGAAGCGTGAGCAAATGGATGAGGAATTACCGCTTTATAACAGAATCTTCATAGATGATAAGTATTCGCTTGATGACACTCTTATTTATAAGAATGCCAGATACCAGGATATTTATAAGGAATTTAAGGATTTTGATATTACGACTGTTTTAAAGAAATTCTTATTGAACGTTTATGAATATTATATGTTTCTTTATGTTGATAACGAGCTTCCTTTAAAGAGGTTCTATCACGTAATAAGAATAAAAGGACAATTAGAGTCCTACAAAAAAACAGGAAAGTTCGACCTTACAATCGAAAAGGAATATAAGGATGAAGCAATCCTGTTTAAAGACAATTTAGATAAGGAAATCGGCCGTACTATTTATAGAACTAAGATTGGTGCTTATCTAGAGGAATTTAAGAAGTTTGCAGAGGAGGAACTATAATGACAACCACAGATATTGTTTTATCAATTATAGGAGTTATTGGAACTTGCTCATCTATTCTATTTGCTTATTTAGCTTTCAAAAGAAATGATCGCGGAGATCGTAAGCAAGAAGGAAAGAATGAGGGAGTTCTTATTTCTGATGTTGGATACATAAAATCCAGCATAGACAGGATTGAAAAATCTATAGATAAACTCGATGCTAACTTTAATGTTTTATCAGAAAGGGTAGCAAGAGTAGAAGCAACTCTAGATGCTCATATTAAAAATAAGGAAATTCATAAAGTGACCAATAAAGGAGGAAACAACTAATGAATGAAATTGTACTCAATATCATAAGTTGTCTTGTTACAACTGTGATACTTCCATTGATAACCATTGGTGGAACTAAATTAATCCAGCTTATTAATAGCAAGATTCACAATCAAAAATCAGCTAAATTATTGTCAGACGCAACAACTGTAGTAACAAATGCAGTACGTTGCGTTTTTCAAACTTATGTAGAAGCATTAAAGAAAGAAGGAAACTTCAATAAAGATGCTCAACTCATAGCACTTAATAGAGCTAGAGATATTACATTGGATCAATTAAGCGCAGATGCAAAGAAATACATAACAGATAATTTTGGTGATTTGAATGAATGGATTAATACTCAAATTGAAGCAATTATTAATCTCTTAAAGAATAAATGAAATAAGCCCTCTGCCTAAATAGGTGGAGGGCTGTTTTTGTTAGTTCGCAAGTTCGCAGTCAAATTTGAAGGCTATGAAAAAACACAATTGCGAACTTGACTAATAACATAGTTATTAAAAATCTTTAACTAATTTATTAATGGGATAAAATAATACGAACTTGCGATGTTAAAAACTACGATAATCTGTTAATTAGAGAAATTATTATTTTTTTATCTTCTTTCTTTAATTTTGAGAATTTCAAAACAAATTCGTTACTTAAAGACTCTGTATCGCTTTCGTAGAAAAAGATAGACAAACTAATATCAAAGGCTTCACATATTGAATTCAATGTTTCAATAGATGGAACTGTATGTCTACTAAAGAATGAACTTATTGTTGATTGCGATAATCCAGATTGCTTGGCTAATTCATATGTAGTCCAATTTCTCTGTTCCATTAAATCGTATATTTTCTTTACAACATCGACCATTTTTTCACCTCCTTCCAGACTACATATTTCAAATAAAAACCATAATATAGCAACTACTCTTTTTATATTTTCTGGCTAAAGATTACAGTTGCGAATTATTTAACCGCAGATGCGTTATAAAAGATTTTGAATTTTAGTGTAAAATCCTAATGAATAGTGCAGGCTGGAGGAGTGATATCTTGATTAAAAATAATTCAATTATTGATTCTTATAGCAACATTAAAGTAAGAAAAATTAAATGGCTATGGTATCCATATATTCCTAGTGGAAAGATAACAATAGTAGAAGGTGATCCAGGCGATGGTAAGACATCGTTTGTTTTATTTTTAGTTGCTTTATTATCTAAAAATGAAAGAGATGTAAAAGGCTTAGTGAAAGAATCAATTAAAATAATTTATCAAACTGCTGAAGATAGTCCTGAAGACACTATTAAGCCAAGACTAATAGCTAACGGTGCTAATTGTGACAATATCTATTACATAAATAAAAGCTTTAATATTTTGGATAATTTAAACGAGATAGAAAAATGTATTGATGAGGTTCATGCAAAATTATTAGTCTTAGATCCATTACAAGCATTCCTTGGGAAAGCTAATCTAAATAACGTTAACGACTTAAGACCTAATTTTGAAAAATTAAATGCTCTTGCAGAAAAGAAAGATTGCTCGATTGTTTTGATAAGCCATATGAATAAGTCATCAAGTTCTAAAGACTTATATAGAACTCTTGGTTCAATAGATATAGTTGCTATTGCTAGAAGCGTTTTGTTAATTTCAAAGTGTGAATATGATGATTCATTAAGAACATTAGAGCAAATTAAAAACAATCTATCTAGATTAGGTGATGAGATTCTCTTTAGTATCACATCTGATTTTGCTGTAAAGATTCTTGATGAAAAACATGATTCTTTAAACAAAACGCATGTTGCTAGAAAGCTTTTATCAGATTTATTAATAAGCAATGAATCAGTTACTTCAGCAGAAGCTTATGAATATATGACAAATAATGGAATATCTAGAAGATTAACCGAGGATGTAAAAAGATATTTGAATATAAAATCAGTTAAAAAAGGTGATTGTTGGTATTGGGTGTTGCCTATGGAGGTAACTAATAATGGACAATAAAGAGAAGATTAGAGCAAAATATCAACAAAAAGATGATGAAATTGAAGTAATAAAAGCAAAGCCAAAAGTTGATGTATATTCAACAGATCAACGATTAAGGGTTTGTGCATATTGTAGAGTTTCAACTGATAATGAGGAACAAACTAGTTCTTATGAACTACAAAAGGCACATTATGATGAATATATAAGAAGCATACCTACTTGGGACTTTGTTGGTATTTATGCTGATGAAGGTATCAGCGGAACATCGATGCAACACAGAGATGAATTTAATAGAATGATCAAAGATTGCGAAGAGGGAAAAATTGATGTCATTTTAACAAAATCTGTATCTAGATTCGCTAGAAATACTGTAGACACTTTATTAACTTATAGAAAATTAAAAGGATTAAAAAATCCAGTTAGAATTATTTTTGAAACAGAAAATATTGATACGATTAACGAACAATCAGAAATGACACTTGAGATTATGGCTATGATGGCTCAAGAAGAATCTCATACAAAAAGTGACATCATGAATTGGTCTTTGAGAGAAAGATTTAAAAGGGGTAGGTTTTTAACTCCTCCACTTTTTGGATATCGAATAAATGATGATGGCGAATATGAAATTCAAGAAACAGAAGCAGAAATTGTTAGATTAGTTTATTCAATGTATGTCACAGGTTTTTCACCAAAACAAATTGCAGAAACTATGCAAGAGTTAAATTACGTTTCAAACATAAAAGGCGAATGCCACTGGAATGGAAATGTTGTAAGAAACATAATTGATAATGAAAGAAGATGTGGAAAGCTAATAAGCTGGAAAACTTATACTCCTAGTTATTTAGATCATAAATCAAAAAAGAATACTGGCCAAAAAGACCAGTACTTTAAGAATAATCATCACGAGCCTATTATTCCGATTGAAATGTATGAATACGCAATGAAAATTAAGCGTTTATATAAAACGGCTCATTTTCATGGAGAGATACCTAATTTATCTGTAATTAAAGAAGGAGCTTTAAAAGGATTCGTTCCTGTTTGTAGAAACTATCCTGGTTTTACTTTTGAAAATTATATATTTGCTTCTAATTTTGCATATGAATTTGATAAGAACGGAAATCAAAGAATCAGAGAAAGAGATTTAACCAAAGGTGATATCAGCGATTTTGATTTATCAGGATATGAAAGAGTTAATACTCATTTGTTTTTGAATAATTCCTATCCTGCTTGCTGGTTTAAATATAATCAAATGTTTTTTAATACTGCATGCCTAGGAAAAATGAAAGATTCAAAGTATATAGAATTACTGTTTGAACCTCATGATATGTTACTAGCCATAAGAACTTGCGATGAAACGTGTCCTAATGCAATCAAATGGACAGTTGAAAAAGATGGAAAATTAAAAACTTCAACTAGATCATGTTCTGGTTTTGCTGGAATCATATTTGAAAACATGTGTTGGAATGAAAAGTTTAGATATAAAATCGTTGGAACGAAAAGAGAAAAAGGCGATAACACTATAGTGCTATTTGATTTGTTTTCAGCAGAGCCTATTATGCGTGAATTTGTGGAAATAGATAATGAATCAAAATCAATGGCAGTTAATTTATATAACTCGTATTACATTAATCATTTTGGATCAGAAATTTATGATGATGTTTATTCAGATAGATTATATGTAATCGATTATTTAAATAAATGGAATCTGGGTTCAATTTCAGTTCCAATTGAAGAAGAACAAGCATGGATGAAAGAGGCCAAAGAAAGAGTGAAAATACATATTAGTAAATTAAAGGAGGGACAACAAAATGGCTGATGACATAAGAGAAAGTATTAACGAGATTGAGGAAGTAGATGATTTTAATTTTGATGGGTTCCAGGTAGTACGTAGAGAATTTTTCTCTCATACTTATGAAGTAGCAGTATCTTTCAAATGTGATTCAATAACATTTAATACAGCAAGTATTAATAAATTTCCTGATTTTGATTATGTTCAATTATTAGTAAGTCCAACAGAAAAAAGAATAGTAGTAAAAATGTGTGGGCCAGATGATAAAGACGCAATCAAATGGGCTAAGATTAAAAGAACAACTCAAAAGAGAGAGCCAAGAAGAGTTTTGTGCAGATTATTTTCAGCTAAGATTTTTGATCTTATGGGTTGGAATACAGAAAATAGATACAAGATTCAAGGAACACTTATTAAAACACCTAATGAAACAATTATTGTTTTTAATTTAGAAGAAACAGAAGTTTATATTCCTGATGTTAAAGATGAAAATGGAACTATAGTTAAACATACTCCTTACTTTCCTGAAGGTTGGAGAGATTCGTTTGGTTTGCCTGTAAAAGAGCATGAGGAAGCATTGAAAATTAATATTTTGGATGGATATGCAAGAATGGAAGTTGTACAGAAAAGAGCTAAGAAAAAAGCTCCTGAAGCAAACTCTGAGCAATTAAATCTCTTTTCTGATAATAATAAGACAGGGGAATAATTATGAGTTCGCCATTAACTATATCCTTCAGTCATAGCCCAGCAAGTATAAGAATTTCAATAGGCATTCTAGAATTCTTAAATTATCCAAAGTATCTAAGATTTTTAATTAATAAAGAAAAAGGACAATTACTAGTCCAAGCATGTAGTAAAGAAGAAAAAAGAGCAATTAAAATAAATTATTATGCTAAGCATACATTATCAAATGGTGTTTATGCTTGCTCTTTATTAATGTCGACGGTTCTTTTTAAAGAATGTTCATGGGATATAAATAAAACATATAGAACAAAAGGAATTCCTATAAAATCAAAAAATATTATCATTTGTAATTTAAATGAATGTGAAGATGTTTCAAGAGAGCCATATTGCTATGAAAGAAGAAACCATTTTGAAGGATATGGCGTGTCTGTAGATTTTACTGAATTTGAAGAGATAAACGTTCCAAATGGAATCGATTATGAAAAGACTGTAAAAGATCTAAGAAATAAAATGATTCTAACTCAGATAGAATTTGCAGAAATGATGAGTGTTTCATTTGCTACTATAAATAGATGGGAAAATGGAGTATCCGAACCAACAAAACTAATTAAAAAAAGAGTTGTTGGACTATGTGAAAAGTATTCCGTTGTTTTGTCATATAAAAATAGCGAAAATTGATTTATATATTAAATATTTAATCTGTTAAAAACGAGTTATAAGCGTTCTCAAACCTAGGCTTAGGGGGAATTGAACTATAAAAAAATGGCATTTTTACGTATCATATTCGTTACTAAGTGCTGAATATGCGAGTTCGATTCTCGTCACCTGCTCCATTAAGAAACAATAGGATTGATACGAAAAATATCAGTCCTTTTTTCATTTTATAGGGCTATTTTGCTTGTTTTAGGCATATTTTGCTTAAATTCAGGTGAAGTAGCCCTATTTTCTTTTTCTGTTTTTATAATCGGTATTTTTGTCAAAAGCACGAAAAGCACGAATTGAATGATAAAAAGCACGAAAAGCACGAATATACTTTAATCCTTATTTATAGACCTCTGGCAGCGATGTTGGAGGTCTTTTTTGCGTTTCTTAAAAAAATTTTTTGCTTTTTTTGAAAAACAGGGACCTCAAAACCGCCTCCAAATCTCCATATGGTGAGCAAGAGATAACACGCCTTGCTTAGAAATCATAAGGAGGTGTTCATATGAAACACAAAGTAAAAATCAGTGTTGCCAATGAATCTCCTATAGGTGGAATCGTTACGTGTAAAAAGAAAAAGATGAAAAGAGGTCTATTCAAGAGACTTTTTGGAATCAATCCAGACAAAGTAACGATCATCATCCCAGGAGACTCTGTGCAAGATGTCACCATTCAAGAGGTGGCAGAAGTAGGAGGTGCTAAGAATGAGTGAAGAAAGAAAACACAGCATCTTGGCACCTAGTAGTAAGGAATGGGTCCATTGTGGATTCTCAGCAAAGTTCCTAGCCAATAAAGAAGAAGAGACAAATGATGCTTCTGAGTTTGGAATAGAATGCCATGCCTTAGCGGAAGCCTATATTAAGCAGTCCTTAAAAATTGAGGATTTCGATGAAGAACCAGTGAGCATTGATGAGTTGAAATCAAGCTTCAAACATTATGACGAAGAGATGGAAACACTCGCTACTGGGTATGCGAACTTCGTTATTGGCCAGGCTGATTATGAGGAAAAGCGTACAGGAAAGAAACCGCTGGTATTCGTTGAGCAGCTTCTTGAGATGGATTATGCACCAGATACTCATGGCACGGCAGATGCAATTATCATCGCTGGAGATACCTTAACAATCATCGATAACAAAACAGGATTTATTCCAGTGAAGATTTTTGAAGGTAATGAGTTAAATAGCCAATTAGGAATCTACGGTTTATATGCCTACAAGTTATTTGCTGACATTTATCCAATCAAAAAGATCAGATTAGTTATCTATCAAGAGAGAATTCACAACATCGATGACCAAACGATAGATGTTGAAGATCTACTTGAATGGGAAGTTTCTGTTTTAAGACCTGCTGCAAAAGAGGCACAAAACCCTAATGCAGAAGCAGTAAGCGGAAAGTGGTGTAAGTACTGCCCTGGCAGAAATGTCTGCCGACAAAGAAGCGAAGATGCTCTTTCTATTGATACTGAGAAGAAACCTGAACTCATGACTGACGATGAGATTGAAGAGTTATTACCAAGACTCGACTTCATTATCGATTACTGCACGTCCATTAAGGAATGCGCACTTAAGAAAGCTATCGAAGGAAAGAAGTGGAAAGGCTATGTCCTATCTGAAACTTCAACAAAGCGAAAGATAAGCGATGAAGAAGCAGTGAAGAAAATTCTAAAAGATGCTGGTTTCAATCCAGAAGTAACCAAGCTCATGAGTATCTCAGACCTTCAAAAAATGGTCGGAAAGACAAAGTTCAACGACTTAGTTGGTGACTACATCATCAAACCTAAGGGACAACCAGTGCTGGCTCCTGAATCTGATGCCAAGAACAACAATACGGAGGATAAATAATCATGTTAAACATAGAAACAGGCTTAGAAACCAGAGCCTTAAAAGTGGTCATCTATGGTGCAGAAGGAATCGGCAAAAGCACCTTCGCATCACAATTTCCTAATCCACTCTTCTTAGATACAGAGGGTGGAACATCTAGTTTGAACGTAAGAAGGGTTAAGTGCGGTAAAGACTGGTCCTACCTTCTTTCATGCGTTGATGAAGTAATCAAAGATCCAAGCATCTGCAAGACTTTAGTCATCGATACTGCCGACTGGGCAGAATCTTTATGCACCAAGTTTGTGTGTGAGAAATACCGCAAGTCCAACATTGAGGAATTTGGATTTGGAAAAGGGTATGTCTATTTACAGGATGAATTCTCAAAGTTACTTGATTCCTTAAATAAACTTATCGAATTAGGTGTAAATGCAGTTGTTATCGCACATGG